AGCAGTGGCGGCTCTTGGAACCTGACTGACGGCACGCATACCATAACCGGCGTTACCACGGTAACGACCCCGATCGGGTCGCTCATAGTGGGCGGCGCTGGAACCAATGCAACCCTGACGCCGGCTGCAAATACACGCACTGCCGCATCGCCTACTGTAACCACGGCTGATATGGGCGGCACGATATGGATCTCCAGCGGCGGTCTGACTGTCCCCGTGATCAGTTCTGGTCTGTTCGACGCCAAGCAAACCCTGCTGGCGGTCAACTATGCCGCAACCCCGTCAACCGTGACGAACAGCAGCGGCCAGACCATCAACTCAACGGGAGGGTGTTCAACCGCGATTCCGCCTGGTGGCTTCTGGCAGCTTCAGCCGAACGGGACATCGATCGACTGTGTCCAAGGCGGCGGCAACACCCCAACCACGTCCGGCACGAACGTCACCCTGGCCGGCTCCCGCGCTTATTATGCCTGCACGGGGACTTGCACGGTCACGTTGCCGGTTCCCGTTGCCGGTGCGGAATTTTGCATCAGGAATGCGAACAACGTGGCGACCGTGATCACCCTCGCGGCACTAGGGTCCAGTGCGAGATACGAGGCGACGGCGCGGACGTCCTACGGGAGCGCCGGTACGGGGACATTCGTTTCTGGGGGTGCCGTAACTGACCAGGTGTGCGTAGTGGGCCTGGACTCGACTCACTATATGACGATGAGTTCAACCGGCACCTGGACAGCGAGTTAACTGATGCGCTGGTTCCTTCTCGCATGCGCGCTGCTTTGCGGCTCCGCGCATGCCAACATGCTTCAAGGTATCGTTGGCGCAAGTGCGCCCGCCGCTGGCAACACGGTGTCTTTCTCGTGTCCCGGCACAGGATCGCCCAGTTCCACGATCACGTGCACCGGCTCTTACGCTGGCACCGCGCCATCCACGAGTAGCTGGACGTATTCCTGGAACACAACCTGCACCGGCTCCGGGTCCGTTACCTCGGTGGCCAGCGTTGGAGGCGGCTCGATCACTGGCATCGTCGTGCCGACACCATCCAGCGTGTGTACCGGAACCGTCACCATCACGACCAATATCCCGACGAGTAATTCGTCTGGTAGCGTAGCGATAGGCTACCAAGGCCCTGGAGACGTGGCTTCTGGTTGGGCCGCGTGGTGGGGAATGCGGGCGTTCAGCGATGCTACTGCTGGTAATAACGCGATGGATATACTGAGGGCCTCTGACAGCGCGACTTGTACTGTTAAAACAGTCGGATCTGGTGCGAACAAGGGCGATCTCGATATCACCACTACCGCTTTGTGCACTGGCGGCACGCAGACCGTAACGGCGTTCTGCAACGCAACGACGTGCAAGATCGGGAAGTTCTATGACCAGTCTGGCAACAGTCGGGACGTTACGGATATATCAGGCTCTCCCACTGTTGTTCTTTCATTGAGTTGTCAAAACTCTAAGCCGTGCGCGCTGCCGACAGGTGGCTCAACTAATTTTGTTACGTCTACAAGCTGGACGCAGGCTCAACCATTTTCGGCTGAGGTGGTTGTTCAACGGACTGCCTCTTTTACTTCGACACAATCCACAATGACCATGGATCAGGGAGGAGCAAACGTCGGGGCTGCCATTAATTTCACCACATCCGCCAACAATGTGAATCTATATGATGGGTCAGGTAGCTCTAGCGTTACAGCAAGTGACGCTTCAGCACATATGCTTCTGGCAGTTTTCAATGGAAGTTCATCGATTCTCACTGTGGACGCAACCGATACGACTGGGCTGAACGCAGGAACCAGATTTCCAGCAGCCAACCAGATTTCGCTTTTTATCGATGGGTTCGGGAGTAATCTTAAAGCAAACTGGATGGAGGCTGGGTATCAAGGCGGGGGCTTCACCGGGACACAGAGAACAGACCTCCACACGATTGCGGCAGCTTATTGGGCTACCCCGTGAGGAGGTGGTTCGCGTTCTTCGCGCTCTTGCTATGCGGTGTTTTTGTATCAAGCACCGAGGCGCGTTTTCCTCCGCGTGGGATGGGCGGATCTCCCCCCGGCTACCAGGGGATATGCGATGTCATCAGCGGCGGTTGTCCCGAGGTCTACGGGCTGCAATGGGCAGAAGCCGCCGCCTATGCCGGACCATTATTAAAGATCACCAATACGTCAAACGCCACGACGATGGATATTGTTCAGGACGGCGCGCACAAGGCCGATATGAGTACATGGGCAGCATTCTGCGGAGGAAGCAATTCAACGGTAAACGGAATCACGACCAATTCCCATTGCGTGGTCAGCAAGATATACGCGGAGGTTCAGGGCAGTTCGAACGATCTGGTTCCTGGTGTTTTTAATGGGCCGTTTGGTCCTGATTGCACTGCCGGTGGGAATGCTTGCGCCTGTCCATTCGCCATCGAGGTCGCGACCGGACTACCAATTCTGCATGCCACGGCGCCCTGTGAATACACTCTCGTCGGAGATGGCAATGCGACAGGCGTCACAGCGGGAACAAGTTCGCTGAGTTTGTTTTACGAAGGACTTGCCATAGGTACGACCTATTGTTGCGGTCCTGCCGGTATCGGCCACGCATACAATGTCTCGGATGTTATTGGCACGACATTTTACCTCTCGGTCGCGGAAGGCCAGTTCTCCATCCCTGCTGGAAACGCATGCCAGACATCGACATCTTATTGTTCCGGTCTTGATGAGGAAAGCATCGGAGATCTGGTTGATTACAGTCCATCGAATGTTGGGCCGGTATTCGCCGCAGGCGCTTTCAACGGAAGCACAAACAAGGTCTCCAGCTATATCAACGGCGGCTTACTGAGAAGCGCGGTCACGCCAGCGGCAGCGCTCTGCACGGGATGCGCGGGGATCAACCTTCCCGGCTCTGTGCACGTTGGCGGTGGCGGTGATCTGAGCCAGCCTACTCCCGCTCTGATGCGGCATTTCGGCTTTACGAACACGGCTATCAGCCAGAGTGACGTGACCGCCGCGTATAACCTGATCAAGGCTCGCACTTCGGGTTTCCTGACCTGGACTGATTTCACCGCGCCATCGACCGCCGTTACCGTCGTTCAGACGGCGCCTGGAGCGCAGAATGGCAGCGGTGGGGCAACGTCAAAGAGCATCAGCTTCAGCGCCCCTACCGGCACGGGCAGGCGCGGCGTGCTCGTGGGTTTGTTCTGGTGCGCGGCAGCGGGTTGTGCGTCGAATACCGCTAATGTGTTTGCCGCCGGTTCAGTCGCGGTTGGAAGCAACACGTGTGCCGAGGTGCCAAATTCATTCCTTGCTGGCCCGAACGGATTTCAGACCGAAGTGTGGGAATGCGCGAACCTGACCAACGCCACGACCAGCGTCACAGTGACGACGGATGGAACCTCTGTGGCATTTCTTGGGGTGTTGGCAACGGAAATCGCGTGTCCGACTTCAGGGTGTGTGGTCGATCAGGGCGGAAACGGATCGGCTGGGGGGACTGGCTGGTATTGTAACGCGACAACGAATGGAAATACCACGGTGGCTGGCGAGTTCTTGTATTCAATAGGTGCTGCTTCAACGAATATATTCGCACGCGGCACAAGTCTGAATGCGACTCTGAGCGCGACACTCCGAGACGAATATTCCGCGACCGGGCCATCAGGACAGAAATACTCCGTCAGTTGGCTCCAGGGTGCGACTACGGAAAAGATAATTTGTTCCGGGGCAGCGATACAACCATGAAGTTCCGTCTCCTCTTCGCACTCTTGCTGTGCGGCGTTCTGATATCAAGCGCCGATGCGCGATTTCCTCCTCGCGGAGGGGCTGGAGGTGGGGGCAGTGGGCATTCCATCGCCTTCACTACGCTCGCTGGGGGCACTATTGGCGGCTCTCCCATCGCCGGAAGTGGCACCTACACGGGAACCGCGCCGATCAACCTAAGCGGTGCGACGTGGGGCGGGACGGGGTGTTCTGGAGCCTCGACGCCCGCTGGGTTCAGTGCGGGCTCGGGCACATGGAGCGCGACGTTTACCGTGCCAGGTGCCGGTGCTGGTGGCTCAACCTGCACGATCGCGATCACGGATGATCTGGGCGACACAGCGACATCACCGGACGTCACGATCGCACCGGCCAGCGGCGGCGCCCTGTCGTTGCTGACGCTGGACCCTGGCCTCGTGGGGCAGTCCACGGCAGGGTCAGGCGACACGCGTGCCTATTCGATGTGGGCCAACGGCACGTTCACCGGCTCCACCCCGACCAGCGTCACCAGCGCGTCATGGACAGGCTGCGGCGGCGGCGCGGCGACCGTGACGGGCTTCCACACCAATATCTACCCAGCGGGCACGTATGGGGCCAACACGTTCACCGTGGGCGTGAATGCGCCTTCGACGGCCGGGTCGTGCACTCTTACGGTCACGACCAACCTTGGGGATACCGCGACAAGTCCCGCCACGACCGTCAGCAATCCGACCGGCAACCCGGATGTCGTCTTCAATGTTCACAATGCCCCTGGCTGGATACATTCGCACAGCTATACGGTGGCGAGCGGGCCGCACACCCGCGTCGTCAATGGTGCCGGATGGACGGAATCCACAGGCGTCTGGAATCCAGGCTCCGCGCTCAACGCCTATGAACTCAGGTCGGACAGCACCAGCCCATGCACGACGGCGGGGAGTGTAGGGCCGTCCGGCACGGGATCGTCAATTAGTGACGGCACATGCACATGGAAATATCTCAGCGCTGTTGACTATGTCACGTTCACTGGGTTTTATCTTGATGGGCCTCCGTGGTCAGCTAAGACGTACGTCTACGGGGAACAAATCACGACGAACGTCAGCAATAACCTTCGTGCGTATGCCTTGGAGTCGGCTGGTGGTGTCTCAGCGAATGCCCTTGCGTTCTGCACATCGACAGTCGCGCCTTCCGGCGTTGGAGGTGGTTCAGTTGGCTGGGCACAGGGCCTCATAACAACGGCGGATGGCTGCGTATGGGCGTATGTCGGGGACGTGGTCTACTCATCTCAGACAGCGACCATACCGTATAACACCTTCACAAATGCGGCTTCGTTTCCAACAAGAACGTCTCATCTGTCTCGGAATTACACCGCAAAACTGTGGAATGATCGCGAGTATCTGGCGGGAACGAACGGTGAGTTTCCCGGCTATCTTTTGTTTGCCGACCATCAGATGGGCGGTCATTGTTGCGGCGGAGAGACAAGTTACGCTGGATGCGTCGGGGCGTCTTGGTCAACCGATTGTCCGCTCATCACCATTGAGCCCGCGACTGGAGAAGGGTTCGGGAACACGATAACGCCCTCCGTGCCGCTTACCGGCTACGATGCGACGAAAGGAGTTGCCCTGCGTTCCGCCGCGAGTGGCTTGTCGCCGGGATTAATTATTGGCGATTTTAGTATTAAAATCAATGGCCTGCAAATAAAGAGCGAGCACAGCGTTGGATTGTGGGCATTCAATTTTGTAACCGTGATGAACAACATCATAGACGGTGGGTGGACCGGGGCGGGAGGAGATGACCCCAGCGGCTCAGCTCTTTCTCTGGATGTTCCAGATCTCATTGCCAATAACCTTATATTCACGCATGGCACTCAAGGAATTGCCGTGAAATATGGCAGTTTCTTCGTGCTTAATAATACGATCGTAAATCTGGGCAGCATGGCGAATGTCGCGGCGATCAATTTTTCCTGGACATGGACATGGTTTGCGCCCGTCATAGCGAACAACGCCATTTATGGATTCCCACACGGTGGCGCGTATCTGACCGGGGAGACTGCCCCGCACGACTTCGACGCCAGTTCCGCGACAAACGTGACGGACACCACCGGGCCGGATACCGGAACCGCCAACTGGGTCGGAGGAGACGTGAACAATGCGATGACCGTCATCACAATTCCAGGGACGACATACAACACATCGGGCGCGAGCATGTTTGTCTCCCCTGGATCGGATTGGCGCCCCGGTGCGGCGCTGATTGGAGCCGGTGCGGGATACGGCACTTTTGGGTGGGGATGCGCCGCGTCGTTCAGCGGTGGCTGTGTGCAATCCTCGCACAACTTCGACACGCCGGACTTCCTGGGCACAACGAGGCCTCAAGCGGGAAGCTGGACCGTGGGCGCGGAACAACATCCATGAGGCGGCGCACACTACTCGGTGGTGCGTCGGCCCTGGCGCTGTTGACGAAGCCAGCGGCGGCGCGGTTCCCGCACGGGGGGGCGGGTATCCCCCCGGCTGTTCTTACGATTACCGGGATCACACTGTCCAACGCCTCATTCACCGGAGGGTCATCGTCCGGAACCGTGGTCGGGAGCATCTCGGTCACGATGACAGGCGGGTCGTTCTCGGGGTCGCTCTCGCTAACCGGGGCAGACGCCGCCAGTTTTCAGATCGTAGGCACGAACCTGGAAACAAATGGAGTCGTCGCGAACGGCAGTTACGCGATCAATATAGTCGCGACGCAGGGTGGGGCAATCGGATCCCCATTTAGTCAGCCTGAAACAATCACAGGCAGCAGTACCTCCATAGCTGGCGCATTCTTCCCGACCACAAACGTCCTGGGGGGTGACTACATCTTTGTCGCCCTGCGCTTCACGGGGTCAGCCCCAGCATCGATCACGTCGGCAACGTGGAGCGGCGGGGGAGGCAGTGGAACGGTATTGTCGGGGTCATTCTCCGTCACTGGCAAAGTCGCCAATGTCGCGATCTCCACGCCATCTCCTGGCAGCACGACATCCTATGATCTGGCTCTGACCACGAATCTCGGCACGACCGCGACACTGACCGGGATATCTGTCCTCAAGCCCGTGACCGATATAGCGACCGGGATATATGGCCCCACGGTAGTCTATTGGGATCTTGACCAGCCGTTCACTCAGAGATTCACGTTTTCCCAAATGGTGATAGCGACCTACTTCACGCGCGGGCTTTATGGGCCGCTTACAGTAACGTTAACGGACACGGTTGGTGGCTCTGGTGATGCGTTGGCTTTTTCCATGTCGTCCAAGTCTGGAGGGTTCCCTGGTGGTTTATCAACGGGCTTTAATCTGTGCGTGACCAACTACGGTCATAGCATTGTAGCACAACCCACTTTCGCGGTTACCGTTAACATCAGCAATGGCATAACCACGCAGTCACTTGCCGTTACGATCAATAGACCGGCGACGAAGGCGGTGAGTGTTTATGCGTGGATGACGGTGGTGGGTGGCGCCTATTCCGTGCCATTTATTACCAACCAACTTGTGCTTGACACCACACGGGCGAATTCCGGCACTACCTGTGACATCGTGCAGTTGTTGACGGGTGATACGGGGATAACATTCACGCCTGACTCGGGCGGTTTGTTCTCTTTCACAGGCGGCTCCAACGGCACGGTGCAGGTCGATACGGCCAGCCTTATCCCGGCGAACTACGGGCATCATACCTGCACGATAAAGGCGACAACAGGACCATCTCAAACGCTCGACTTCTGGATCGCGCACACGAAGGCGCCAGTCGTGGCGTGGCAGCCGAATGACATCATTTACTCATCGACCCCGGCCACGACTGGCTTTCTCGGGTCCAACCTTATCGGCACGATCGCCGTGTATTCGGACGAACACGGTCAGATCACCACATCGTCTAGCTTCCGCTTTGAAATCATGTCGGACTCGTCGGGCGCTTTGGAGGTTTGGAATACCGGTCAGGTCTATCTGACGGCCCCGGTTTCTGTTGGCACGATCGACGCGGTAGTCCGCATCACCAGCCAGAGCGCCATCACGCAACTGATTACGTTGAGCCTACCGGTGCTTGCGGGAACGACACTGGCGTCGTCCAACATCACGCCGACGATCAGCGGCGCGCTGACCAATTTCGTGCCCTACGCCAATCCGCAGCGGAACGGCTCAACATCCTTCCCATATGGCACGCCTGTATCGGTAGGCACGTTCACCGTCGCTGGGTTCAGCAACCCGATCGACTGGGGCAACGTCCAGACCGCGCTCGTGCTCGGGTCGACATTCGATAACGCACAGGTGTTTAACGGCGGGGATCTGGGCGCACCTGGAAATACCTATAACATCCCGCGCTATATCGTTGCGGGAAGCGGAACTAGCGGCACGATCACCGCGACCAATCTTTCAGCGATCAACAAGGACACCCCGCAAGTCGATACGCTACGGATCCAATTGACGGATGGCCTCGGCACCTATTGCACGAAGGACATTCCGATCACGGTGTCATGGAAAACACCAACGACGCCGACGGTCACGGTAGGGTCTGGGGGTGACTTCGCGACTTTCAGCGACATGGGGTTGGCATTCTGGACGGACTTCAACGCCAACGGAGCCGCGTCAACGTATGCCGGCACGACGATAAAGGTGCTGGCGGGCGCGGATCCAAGTCTCCCGTGGTACGGCCCTGGAGGCGGCGGGAGCGGGTTCTCCAATGGCTGGATGCCTTTCCCGGTTCAATGGCTCAACGACACCAGCACGCAGTGGACGGGCAACGGGACGATCTCCGGCACGACATTGACGGTCAACAGCACGTCGAGCGGCGCGCTCAAAGCGGGCGACTATCTCACGAGCGGCGTCGGCTCGAACAAAGTCATGATCATGTCCGGGTCGGGCTCGACCTGGACGGTTCACGTGGGTCCAGACCCAATCAGCCTGACATTGAGCGCTGGGCCAGCGTCGATGACGACGAAGACGCCGCGCACGTACCTGCCCTTCGCGCATACTACACCAGGCGGTGGCACCCAAGGGGGCCTGATAAAAGCCGGGTATGATACCGACATCAGGGGCTTTGAGATTGACGGCGTCACGCTCGCTTACGATGCCCCTCCCGGTCCAAATATCGTCCACTACGATACCAACGCGGCTGGAATCTACCTGGTCGCGAATCGAACCGGGAACCTCTGGGTCCAGGATTGCTATATCCACGAGTGTGATGTCGGCATTCTGAACGGCGGTCCCGGTAACCAGGTTACCGTCACGAACACCATGATCATGCAATGCGGTAATCACACCGGCACGCAGCACAATATCTATACGGACACAATTGCGTATCTGACGTTCACTAACAATCAGTGCAGCGATACCCTGGTTGGCCACGAATTCAAAACACGCGCCATGCAGGCGATCATCACCGACAATGTTTTCGGGGAAGGTCCGAACGGCGCGGCAAGTTGTCCGATAAATTACACGTTCGGCGGAAACATGCAGTTTCAGCGCAACATCGTGACCAAGACCGTTAATGACAACGTGAACCGGAATTCGATCTATCACCAGATCCAAGATGAGCTAAATGGAGGGCAAGGCGACACGGGCGACTCGCTCGGTTGGACGTGGCCCTACCAAAACAACCTGATAGACTCCTGCACATACTTTAATCTGATCCCGAGGGCGACGGCACCGTTTCAAGATGTCCAGTTATTTACCGTTACCGGTACACATCTGATTGACGTCAGCGGGCCTGCGGCAACGGGATTCAATGGAGATCCGATTCGCAACACACCGCTCCCCGCGTTGGTGACGAATAGCGCCTTTGGGAATTTCTCGTTCCCCACTGAATACGCAAAAGTCTCCGCTGGAGGCGTGGCGCCGACATTTGGTTCCGGCAACACCACGACAACGAACTTCCCCGCTTCCGCGATTCGGTTGATCGATCCAATTACCGGCACGCCGCCGTTCCGCCTCCCGAAACAAGGTCCGTGCTGGAGCGGGGTCGCGGTTTCGACCATAGGATCGTCACCCGATGTCTATTATATGTCACTTACGGTGCCGAGCGGTTCGGGCTCTGGGACGAACGTCATCGGCGGGCAACTCACGGCCTATGACCTGAACAAAGTTCCCATGACTGGCACTACTTATTCATTCGACAACACCTTTACGACGGATAACGCGAGCTTCACGTTCTCGACAACGGCGACTGGCATCCAATTGAAAACCAGCGGATCGCTCGCGGACGGTCTATACCTTGTGACGCTGCAATGCGTCGGAACGGGTTATGATGGCAGCAGTACGTCTGCCTCGATCACGTCTGTCACTTCATTCCGTATTTCCGTAGGTAATTATGTCTGATCTCGTCAATGTGCGCGAGGCCGGCGCCTGGGAAGGCATCGACTGCACAACGGTCCTCCGAGACATCCTCGCGAACGGAGCGCCTGGCTTGTTCTTCCCCCCTGGCGACTGGGTCGTGAACGACCTGGAACTCGCGCGGAAAGATAAACCTCGGATCACGATCAAGGGTGCCGGAGCGGGCGCGACACGGATCAGCACTTCGACGCCCAACGCCGGCATCTTTCTATATACCGCGCCATTCGCCCAAGAGACCTGGATAGAGGTTTCGTCGCTGGAGATGTGCAATGGGCCGGCATATCCAAGCAACGGCCAGGCGGGCATCGCGATCGCCGTGCGCGGGCCGGTTGGGGATGAGATTGGCAAAGGCATCTACCGCGACCTATGGGCAAAAAACTGGTGGTCCGCGATTTACCTTGAGCGGCACAACGACGCGAGTGTGGTCGATCTCACGGCGGAATACTGCGCGCATGGGTTATATGCCGTGGACTGCGGCGACCTCGAAGCCGATAGGGTCAAAACGCAGAACGGCCCCGAATGGGCGATCGAAATCCACGGCACATCAGACGGCCAAGCGACGCACCGGGCCGAGGGCGCACGGCTGGTGGGATGCTCCTCCAATGGCCAGCGCGGCGGCCTACTGATCCAGGATTATGCGTTCGCGCACGTGAGCGCATCGAGTTTTTCGAGCACGGAGTGGGGTGGGTTGGTGCTCGATGGCGTGCTTGAATCGAGCGTCACGGGCGGCGAGTGGCAGGCTGGCCAGAACGCCGCCGCGATCCGGCTCACCGATACCTGCGTCCGGAACCGGCTGGTAGGTGTCTTCGCTTACGACAGCGGCCGGGGGGTCGATCTCGCCGGCCGGAACCATTCCGTGCTTGGGCTGCACGCAACGGGCAACACCGGAGAGGACGTGACCCTTCAGGCTGCGGATTCCGTCCTTATGGGTGGTCAATTGCTGTCTACCGGCGCCGCGCACAGTCTGATCGAACTCTCGCCTGCACGGAACAATCAGATCGCCAAATTATGCAACGCCCGTGGCATTCAGCTACTCGCCAACAGTGGCAGTACGCAGAGCTAAGGCATGAACCGAATGTTGGTGTAGGCTTTCCGGCGCCGCGTCGGCCCACCCCAGAAAAGGTAATCGGCCGCTCGTAGGAGCGCCCAAAGCGGCAGGACAGTCCACACGAACAGTCCTACGAAAATCCATAGCTTATCATGTAGATAGCGACTATCAGAAGCTAGGACCACCGCGACGAAAAACAGTCCTTCGGGCACGCAAAGGAATAAGCAGATGCGCTCCGGCCAGGCTACCCAACGCGGCATGACGGCCTCCTGATGCCGTATCATACACAAATGGGTCATCGCATCCAACTGTATAATGACGGGGTCTGAAGACGGGTCGCGCAGTAGGTCTTTACAGGTCATGTCTGGCAATGGATGGGATGGGAATGATCGGCGGTCACCGCCGATGCCGCGCGAAGTAGGTCGCCACGACCGCCGCACGATCGACGCGAAAACAGAGGCATTGCTCGATTGCATTGAGTTTTCGGGTGTTGACCTCCTGGACCCGGACGACAAGCGGGAACTCACGGAACGCTTTGCGCGGGCACGCCGGATGGAAATCAGACGTAAGCGGTGGCAGGAAAAACGCGCGGCCACAGTGGTGTGGATCATATCGGCGTTTGGAACCGTTATCGTAAGCCTCTGGCTACCGGAGGCACTGAAATGGATAAGATCCAAACTATGACTTGCCTTGAGTGGATCAAACAATCCCCTGGACGCGCCGTGCGTGTCGCTTCGTCAGCGGTTCTGGTCACCCTTGTCCTGATTACCGCGTGGGAAAGTTTCTCGATTTACGTGCGTCCAGAACCGCCAGTGCTGCTGAACTGGAAAGTGGAAAGAACATCGCCCGAGCACACGTGGCTGATCATGACTTACCAGTCGGCCGACGTGAAATGGTGTTCGAGGATCGGGGCGTTGATGCTGACCAGGGCTGCCGCACCCCCAGAACGCGCTGTCTATATCCCGCTGGGAGGCGTTCTGAGCGGGCGAGGTCTAGGCAGCACAGCTGGCATCTTCGATGTTTGGGTTGATGTGTCGGGTGTTCCTGCTGGCCGATGGACGTATATCTACCGGGCGATGCATTATTGCGCGCCGTTCGCGACGACCGAATGGCCGGATCCCGGCCACCGGGTGGAAATAGAAATCCCGTAGTAGGATGAGAAAATGAACCTGATCTTGTTGCTGGTCATCCTCCTGATCCTGTTTGGTGGACTTGGGGGATATGGATATTGGGGAGGAGGCCCGCACTTTGCATATGGCGGCGGTGGTATCGGGTTGATTCTGCTCATCGTCCTGATCGTGTTACTAGTGCGATGACCGACACTCCAATCGGAAACCGCCTTCTGACTCCACAGACCGTCATTGGCTACATCGGCATGACGATCGGCGGTGGCGTCGTGGCGGCTGTCATGATGTGGGGCGATCCGCAAACAAAAAGCCAGACCATCGGTCAGGTGCTTACGATCATGGCCATGATTGTTGGATTTTATTTTGGGTCATCGAGCGGATCGCAGGCGAAGGACGAAACGATAGCGCGCCGCGATCAACCGCCGCCGACCACGACCACCGTCAGCGCGCCGCCCGCCACCGTCACTACAACAACCGGAACGGCTCCATGAATCGCGCCATGCTGCTCCTCCTGTTCCTGCTCGCCGGCTGCGGCCAGCAAATCTCGACTACGTCGGGGTATTTCGCCACCCTCAAAATGGACGTAGAACAGGTCCATGACCTTGAAGCACAGGCACTCCAGGCGGCTGCATGCAATGTCACCGTTGGCACGCTGCGCCGCAATACTACGGGCAACCCGTCTTTTGGCGACGGCGTGCTGCTTCTATGTCCGGCGCGGGCACCAGTGCCAATTCCAGCGGCGCTTGTGAGGCCGTGATCAAATAGGATGGACTATAATGCCTCAATACCGCACGAAACCAGTCTTGATTGACGCGTGGCAATTCCGGCGCGGCGAGCAGGAAAGCGATCTGGCCCCTTACGTCATGTCCGGCCATCTGCGCTACACGGATCAGGACACGATCTTGATTAAGACGTTGGAAGGCACGATGGAGGCCAGACCCGGAAACTGGATCATTCGCGGCGTGAAAGGTGAGATTTACCCGTGTAAAGACGATATATTCAAAGCGACTTACGATCCTGTCGCATCGTGATCCTTATCGCCCTCCTGGCCATCCTGGTCGTCTTTGGCGGGGAGGCGGCAATCGATGGCATCCTCGGGCTGTTACTGGTACTCGTGTCGGGTGCTTTCGCGCTGTTCGAGGAGCCTTGAAACGGTCACTGGAACCAAAACCCGAACTGGCGCATAGTAGCAACCATGAGCGATCTCCCTTGGCCCTGGACACCGCTACAACGCCACATAGACAGCAGTTTTGCGGCGTTACAAAAGCATGAAGACGACCGATTCGCCGCGTTGCAACAACAAATCAAGGATCTGATAACCATGTCCCAAACGAACCAAGCGAAGGTCGATGCCGCCAACGCGGCCACCGCCGCAGCCCTCGACGCCATCCAGACCGATATTACTGCCATCGCGGCAGAACTCCAGGCAGCTATCCCGCAACCCGGTCAGGTGCCATCAGACGCTTCGCTCGCAGCCATGCAAGCCGGCGTTGACCGACTGAACGCGGTTAAGACTGCGCTGGATGCGCTAGCCACGCCACCGCCCACGCCCTGACACTTGCCGCGCGCCGCGTTGTGAGGTAGATCACAGGGGCGCCCGCAAACTCTTCGCCTTGGCAGACCAAAGAGCCCCGTCAGAGCAATCTGGCGGGGCTTTCGTTTGTCGGGAGACCTCGTCCTTAATTTGCCGCGCGAGTTACATCGAAAATGAAGCCACGGCCACAGGCGGAAATTCGCCAACATAGCCACCTTCGTGCCATTGGGTTCTCGAGCAACGATTGGCATCCACATGCCACCCTGCTTCATCGCGCTTTATATACATCTCAACCGTCCCGCCTGGGTGAAGGCTAACGGTGTAGCTTCCATTCAGCCAAAGACGGCGCTGTTTATCGTGATACATTGCCCATGGCACAGTCCACCCAGATTCGCCAATGTCCATGCTGGCGATGCTATGATCGGCGCCGGCCAATCCTCTAGGTAATGTCGCGTGCATCATCGTCTCCTTTTGGGTTGGCGCCACGTGATTGTTCCGGTCACTTCTCAATCTCCCAGATCGCGGCATCGACAAGCAGGTCCATGGCTTCTTGTTTTGTCGCACGCCAGCCGATCTCTTCTCCATCGATATCGGTCTGCAGCCACGCGCGCCACGGAGCTTCTTTTCGCCGCTCGCTCTTTAACTCAATGACGCACCCAACGTACAAGCCGCCGATGTAGAGCGCCTGATCCGGATAGCCGTAGCCGTCATGGCACCAGTAGAGCCGACATTTGCCGCTCCAGATTGGTGGTTTATCGTCCGTCATCACCTTCCCCCCGCGTCATAAGCCGCCGCCAGCGCGCGGGCCATCTTTTCATACCAGAGACGATCGTCGGGGGCTCCATTCGCCCAACTCCTGCCGTCGTGATCAGGCCACCATGAATTAAGCGCCGCCTCAACCGCGTCCATCGATAGGGGCTGCCGCAGCGGATCAGGCTCGGCCAGCGCGGCGAGAAGAGCGCGGACTCGCTCAAGTGCAACAATCGCGTTGTTATGATCAGGTTCAACATGAACGAAGCGCAACGCACGCCGAACGATGTAGATGTCGTCCATCATTCCCGTGACTGGCAACTCGTCCGCCATCACCTTCCCCTCGCGTCATAAGCCGCCGCCGCATCTTCCATATCCTGCATCGCGCGGGCCGCGAGCACGTACTCGTTCGCGAACATCGCGCACGCGAGGGCGTCTGCCGAGCGGTCTTGCGCTTGCAGTTCCCGCGCCATTGCCAGAACCTCGGCGGCCGCGCTGAGTAGTTTGGTGACGGCTGGGCTGGTCATGTGGGCATCTCGCGGTGTTTTTGATGGGCCAATTTCTTCACGCGCTTCAATCCCGTCATGCTCCATCGGTCAAGAATGGCTTTGTTAACGCGCGGCCAATCGGCTGTCCACACGCCGGCAGCCTCCGCGCGCATTGCCAGCGCGTAAGTGACCGCGACATCCGCCTGTCTCGCTTTAGATGCGATTTCATCTTCAATCACGCGCGCGCAGTTCATTAGATAAATGGACATCTTATCTTCCCCCCACCGCCGCCTCCGCCAGCATCGCGGCGGGTAAGTTGTCCATAAACCACCAATACGCGCAGGCGAGCACGACTCCGATCGCCACGGCGGCTACGAGACGCGGGAGCGGCGGGCCGGGGGTGGGCATCAGGCGTCCTCCTCCGCGAGAACCGGCGCATCGATCTCGATGTCCGTCAGCGCGACACCGAGTAACGCTTGGCGAATATCGCGAGTCCTGGAGAACGCACACTCGCGGCACACCTCCCGCGCCGTTTCGGAATTGAGCGATTGCATCTGGGTGACGAACTGCTCGATTTCGGACAGTTGCCTGATGATGGCGGCGGTTTGGAATTTGGACAGAGTTGACATCACGCCTCTCCTTCTTCTTTGGCTTCCGCTGATGACTTCACGATGTCCCAGTCATCGACATCCAACATTGAGAACACATCGGCCGCCGAAATTATGGCGTCATCTTCGTTTTCCGCATCGACCTCAATGCTGCCGTGACCGCTGATCCTGAAGAATACAGTCCAGGTTTTCATGCCACATTCTCCGACATCCACAACGCATCGGCACGCTGTTCCTCGGCGCATTCCGCGTGAAACGGCCAACGTCCGATGAACTCGGTCGCGCCGTAGTCACCGCAGAGTTCGCAGCACAATTCGCGGGTGCCGGTGCCATCGCACGCTTCGCAGAGGCCCACTGGCCACACATCAGGGTCATTCCCGCCGTACCGCGAGGTCCAGCGCGTGCCTTCCTCGCAGCGATCGCAGACGATGGTGAGGGGTTTGAGATAGGGCATCGGGCGGCTCCGTTGGTGTTGGAGTGGTTATGGCATAGGGGAGGCGGAGACGCAAGGGATTTTTTCGCCTATTTTTTCTGGTTGACATCCTCGGCGCGGTCTGGCATTCATAGGTCATGGCTGACATACACCTTCCGACGTGGGGCGAAATCGAAGCGGCATGCGACGCTGCGGGGCTCACTGTAGCCGCCATGTGCCGCCGGGCCGATATTGACCAGGCGGCTTTCTCGCGATGGAAGGGCGGCAAAGGCACGCCGTCGCTGCGGACAATCCAAAAGATGGTCGACGCTATTAAGAGAGAGGAAGCGATGTGATGCACTTCCGCGTCGGTCTAATCGGTGAGGCGTCTGATCTTGTGGAACAATTCCACTACAGCGGTCGCGTTCCATCCAACATCCAGTGCGTCGGGACATGGCACGCAGACGGCGGCTTGTTCGGTGACCAAGGCGCTGCGGTTGCCGCGTGTTTCTTCTCGATTCCGCCGACGCGATGGTCCGAGGACGTGTTGGAACTGTCGCGTCTGGTGCGGCACCCCGATGCAGCAGTTGCGCTCACGGGTCTGATTGGGGCCACCGTTCGGCATCTTTCGCGGCAACGTCTTACTGACCTTCTCGTTTCATTTGCTGACGCCACACACAAACACCACGGCGGAATCTATCAGGCTGCGTCGTGGGCCTACGCGGGACAACGTGAACGCTGCATGGATGGTCTTATGATCGATGGTATGTTCGTGCCGGGACGCAATGCCAATCATAGGTTCGGAACACGGTCTCCCACGAAACTCCGCGAACGCATGCCGGACCGTTCCATTGAACCTCACTTCGATGAAGGCAAACACCTTTACTGGCGTCCACTAAACAAGGCCGGTCGCAGTAAAGCCGAGCGGTTGGGGCTGGATGCGCTTCCATATCCAAAGCCGTTGTTAGTGCGAGAAGCCGCATGAAACCCTTCCTCCCCACATTCGGGTTCGCCCTTCTTCTCGCGTCGACGGCCGCGTTCGTCATGTGGGTCGCGATCGCGGTGCTGACGTGACCGACATCCCAAAATCCGTCTGGTCCGGCTCGTTCAACGTCTTTGGCGTCGAGTTGAAGTGCCACGTTCTGGACAATGGGCAACGGGTCATCGACGCGGACTCCGTGGCAGATTTCTTCAACCTCATGGCCGACGCGGAGGTGCCCGCCGAGGATCCGGATATGGACGAATTCGTTCGGTGGTTCCGGTCATGACCGCGCTCCCCGCCTGCCTCATTCCGGCCCGGATGCCGCCGATCAGCATGCTCGAGCTTCGGTTCGCCTGCCAACTGCGCGTTGGCGATGTGGTGACGCTGCGGCACGACCTCACGACCGACCTGATCGACGTCGAGATACTGCCGTGCGGCCTCGTGCGCCTGCGGTACGGCGTTGATGAACAGGACGCGATGGTCATCCCCGGTGGCACGGCGCTGATGGTGTTCGCGTGATGACCGTCGCCCTCGTCATCGCCGCGTGGCTGCTGATATGTGCGGCGTATCCCGTCGTGATGTGGCGGCTGTGAACAAGCCGCTCGCCATCGAAGCCGAAGCAAACGGCTGCCGGCGAAATACCAGCGTGGGGGCGCCGATCGCGCAAGCGGTCGTAAGGCCACGCGAGCCGGGAATGATGGGCGCGAGCCTGCCCGGTTCACCGTCAGCAAATGGTTCGCGGCACCGGTTCGCCGGGGTAGTCCGTGGCCGTGCGTCCGTGCTGGCTGGCCTATCCCAAAGCCGGCGTCATGGGGAAGCAAAATGGCGAAAGCACTCGATCCAGACCGCATGGAATATGCGCTGCGCTCCATCCTCGCCTGGGCGGAAGCCTATCCATTAGCCGTGTTTCCAGAGCCGGACCTGCACAAGGCGGAGGAGGCGCTGGAGGCCGCCGGGATATCCATGGGCGCGCTGCACGGAACGTGGGGGCGGCATCTGTTGAACGGCATGGCGCGATACGCTCGGCAGGGATTGGGGAAGTGACCGCATGAGCCTCCATCTAACTTCCTGTGAATACGCGCCGCCGGAGCCGCCTGTTGTCAAAGAATTGCATGTCGATGAGGATGGCATCGAAGCGATACTTGAGGGTCCGGTTGTTCGCATAGTCGCTGAAGGTTTGTTCGAAGAATTTCGAAATGCCAGCGGCGTGAACTACGTCGAATGGAATATCTCCGTTCCCGGAGAGGGATATTTTACATTGACGATGCAGCGTGTTGGCGCGTCCACCCCCGGAAAGTTGGCAGCCGAACGAGCGGTCAGGATTGCTGAACTGGAAGCGTTGCTGGAGGCGCGAGCATGACCGCCCCCGATCTCTACACGGACGACGAGACGCGAACGCTAAAGCCGAAGCGCAACTACGGTGAATGGAATTTGCAGCGCGCGATCGCCGCGTTCCTTTCCAAGGCGCTTCCCGAGACTGCCTACTGGACATCGATCGACATTGGTTCAGCCGGAGGGCTTCGCGGCGGACAATTGCGTAAAGCCAGAGGCGTGAAGCCCGGTATCGCGGATATCATGGTAGCGTGGCGTGGCATTTCTCATAACGTGACCCTCTGGCTTGAGGTCAAGGCAGGCACGCAACTATCAGAGGCGCAGAAGTTGTTCCGCGATCAGATTACCGCAAACGGTCATCGATGGGCGTTGGTTCGGTCCCCTGAAGATGTAGAAGCGGCCTGCCTGGATGCTCGCATTCCGTTGCGAGCGAACCTTGGCGAAATCCGCCAGCGCATCGATGAACAGAACGAGCGGCTGCCGGTGAAGCGTAAGCGGGTCGCGCGGAGATCGGGGGAACCGCTCAACAGCATGTCGCTGGCGCAATACCGCAAACATAACGCGCTGAGGCGGATATGAAAGTCCGCCTCACCCAGATCGACGGCAAGATGCCGAACCTCGCGCTGATGAAGCTGTCGCACTGGCACAAGGCGCTCGGGGACGATGTGTATTTCACGCATCAGGCTCACCGCGACCTGTGGGAGCCGGACTACGACGTCGTCTACGGTTCCGCGATCTTCAAATTCAGTTCCGACAAAACGCAGAGGTTCATGACGGAGTGGCCCAGTGCCATTCTTGGAGGAACGGGCACCACCAACGGCCAAACGGTCGAGAGCCTGATGGAAATCTCGGAATACGAGCACTATGACTATTCGATCTACCCAGATTTCATGCCGTCACTGGGCTTCACGGAACGCGGATGTCGTCTCTCGTGCAAATTCTGCGTGGTGCCGGCAAAGGAAGGAAAACCGCGATCAACCAACACAATCGCGGACATCTGGCGCGGCGGTGGCCATCCGAAAACATTGCACCTCCTCGACAACGATTTCTTCGGCCAGCCGGAAGAGTCCTGGCGCGCGAGGATCGAGGAAATCCGCAGCGGTCAGTTCAAGGTTTGTCTGAGCCAGGGAATCAATGTGCGGCACCTGACGCCAACAGCAGCGGCAGCGATCGCGACCGTCGATTACCGGGACGACTCGTTCAAGGACAAGCGTCTCTACACGGCATGGGATAACCTGAAGGATGAGGCAGTGTTCTTCCGAGGCGTCGATATGCTGGAGGCCGCAGGCATCCCACCGCGCCACCTCATGGCCTACATGCTCGTTGGATATTGGAAGAACGAAACCTGGGAAAGCGTCCTCTACCGGTTCAATCGCATGATCGCGCTCGGCATCAGGCCATTTCCGATGGTGTACGGCGACAAACGACGGCTGCTTCCCCTTGGCGGTTACAACGGGCGAGTTGGCCATAAACCGCTGTGGGAGTTCGCGAAGTGGGCGATCAAACGCTACTACGAATTGATGCCGTTCGAGGCATTCGATAATAACGCTAAGAAGCGCGATCCCGCTGATTTGTTTGGGCGTGCAGCATGAGTGCCCGCGCCCTATCAACGAATGCCGCGTTCCAGGTCGCGCGCTGGCGACACAATGCAGACTGGTGGAGCGGCAAGATCGTGCCGAGCGTGGTCGACGTGGAACGAGCGTGGCACGCAGTGGAACAAGTTCGGATTTGGACAGAAAGGCTTGCAATATGGTAAAGGCGACGTGGCATTCACCAGAGAATTTCGCATTCATCCGAGCCAATTTCGCGGCAAGAAAACCGGATAGTTGGATCGCGGAACAACTCGGCATTACGAAAAGTCAGTGCATATCATGGCGACACGCGAACGTTGGAACGCGACTTCAGCAAACGATCAGTCGAGGCGCACCGCGCAACACATCCCCCACGCGTCCGTCGATGACGGATATCCACACGGGGGATGCGCCAGAGTGGCAATCGCAGGAAGGTCACGACCTCTTCCAAAAAGCATGGGAGGCTGATGTCCCTACTCGTGAAATCGGGGAATACTTTCACGTCAACCCGGAACCGGTTCGACACCGGCGGATAAAGATGAAACTCGCGCCTCGCGGGTACCGTCCGGTCGGATACTCGGGGACCAATGGGTGGGCAACACCACAAGGCGACGCGGATTTCATTCGCGCGTGGCAAGGAAAAGAACATGCCATTGATATCATGGCGCGCTACGGTGTTGGCGCGACCGCGTTCAAAACCCGGCGTTTGATGCTTGGCCTGGCTGACCGGAATGGTTCCGAGGTGCAGCGCCGGTCGCACACTCCCGTGGCGAAACCCGAACCATCTCCGGCCCCGGCTCACGCGACACGCGGCACACGCGACGTCTCCGGGCGCGGCGGTTCGGTTTTCAATTTTCGTACGTTCACACGCGCCGCGTCGGGCATCGTCGTGTCGCATGAAGATGGGCGATGCCGTTGGCCGTTGACGTGCGGCGAACCGACCGCCGGGACGTTCTGCACAGAGCATGCCGGACTGCTGCGGGCGAGACGGGCGGCATGACATGAGCGGTGGCGCAGCCCGTAACCCGGCCAGCCTCGCGAATCTGGTTCGTGGCGCTAGTTGCGGGTGGTTATCACACAAACAGGAGCCGCGTCTTGTTGCGCTGGCAGATAGTGGCTTGACGAGTGCTGTCATAGCCGAGCGGTTCGAGACAACCAGGAACGCGGTTATTGGAAAACTATGGCGCATGAAACGCTTAACTCAAACAACCTGAAGGAACACACAACATGGACCGGTTAGTCATAGAAATCACGGGCACGCTGCCAGAGAAGATAAAATACTCGGCTATGGCGGCGGCTGAAACACTCGCTGATACGCTCGCTTTGGAGTTGCAACAAAACTGGAATATCGCGGCGAAAGTCTCGGTGCGCGCGGTGCGACATAAGGTCGTGGCGGCGAAACCGAACGGCGCGGCGGTGGCCGTTGAGACCGTGCATGTGTCGTCAAGCGAGGCGGGACACGGGTGAAAGTATGAACAACACGCTTTGCATTTATCATGCGTTCTGCGCCGATGGTTTTGGCGCCGCGTGGGTCGTTCGTCGGGCGTTGGGCGATGTGGAATTCTTCGGCGCCAGCTATGGCCAGGAGCCGCCCGATGTAACGGGTCGCGACGTGATCATGGTCGATTTCAGCTATAAGCGACCGGTGATCGAAACGATGCGGCGGACGGCCGCCTCAATCCTGATTCTGGATCACCACAAAACGGCACAAGAGGATCTTCGCGGCTTACCGACGCCTGATGACGAAAACATGGGTGTCGCCGCGTTGTTCGACATGGACCGCAGCGGCGCCGGAATCACGTGGGACTATTTCAACCCTGGTCAACCTCGTCCGCCGTTGATCAACCGCCTGGAAGACCGTGACCTCTGGCGGTTCAAATTCGCTGATACACGCGCGGTTCAGGCTAACGTGTTCTCGTACCCATACGAGTTCGATGTTTGGGACCGCCTGATGCAAACGGACCTAAGCGTCCTCCGCATCGAGGGAGAGGCGATCGAACGCAAACACCACAAGGATGTCGCGGAACTGGTCAGCGCATCCCAACGCACCATGGTCATCGGCGGACATACCGTGCCGGTGGCGAACCTGCCCTACACGCTCACGAGCGACGCTGGGCATCTCATGTGCCAGGGCCAGCCGTTCGCGGCCTGCTACATCGACACGCCCAAGGGGCGCACATTCTCGCTCCGTTCAACGGACGCTGGCGTCGACGTTTCCGAGATCGCCAAGGCTTATGGCGGCGGCGGACATCGGAACGCGGCTGGATTCCTCCGGCCGATCGGGTGGGAGGGCGAAGGGGCCTGATGCCACCGTTCCCCTTGACAGGGGTTGAATGTCCGCTTACATAGGTCACATGACCGAAGCGAAGATACACGATATGCTGCGCCTTTCCATTGCCGCCGCCGGCTCACTACGGGCGTGGGCGCGCGAACATGGCTTGTCGGCTCCTTATGTCAGCGATGTCATGCGCGGGAACAGATCGTTTGGACCATCAATATGCGAGGCGCTGGGTATCGAGCGAGTGAATGGAACGGTGACATACCGGAGAAAGTCCAATGGTTGACCGTCTTATCACGAACACAGGCGAGGAAGGTCCGGTTGAAGGAAGCGTGGAAGGCTTCGACACTTATAACACTGAGTTCGTATATGAACACGGCGTTGGATTGACGGTTTATCCAAGGCAGCCTGCCGGATCGTGGCTTTCGTGGGACGAAACTGTCGCTTTTCACGAATGGCTTGGCCAGAAGATCAAGGAAGCAAACGATGGTTGACCGTTCGCAGCCCTCACGCCTGATCGACTCCCCTAAACCATGTTTCGTCCGCATGCAGGTTGTCCAGCATGGGCCGTTCGTTGGCGCTCGTATCTTCAACCGGCTCGGTATGCTGACGGCGGAGATCAATGGCAAACCCGCTGATCCGTTCCAGGTCTGGCATGCCGGAGACCTGATCACCGAAGAGCAATACCAAATCCTGATGGAAGAACCCGAACCGAACCCGTATCGCAGGGTCCACGTCACCGACGCGGGACTCGCTGATCGGATAAGGGAAGCTAACGAAAATGACTATTGGTTCATGAGGGAAATCAGATGACGAAAAACCTCCAGAAAGGCATGTTCTATCGTGAATGGCCAACCGGGGCTGCTGGCATGTTTGAAGGCTTTCATGGTGGCATCGCTGTATTGCAAACAGGCGCGGATGGCCCCTTCATCTGGGTTCGGCCAGACAAACTGATCCTCATGACACGTGCCCAGGTCAGAGATTATGGCTGGGAGAGGGGGTAGGCTGCATGGAACCTCCAGAATAGCATACGCGCACCTCGCGCGGATGAGGGACGCGACCGCCTCTGACGGGTCGCATGTAACTGGTGAAGGTAAAGTGTGATGGCATTCGGAATGAAAACAACGTCGGGCGACTTCCTGCCAATCTGCAAGTACGACGCGCGGGCTGGCAAGTTCTTCAAGGTCGACAAGAGAATGGACGGCACGAGCGAACCGACCGAGTTGCCCTTGGGCACGAAGTTCGCGATCGATTTTGGCAGCTTTGAAGCTGGATACGTGTCGTTTGGCAAGCAGGGGCCAGTGCGGCACATGAAGCCCTATATCGATGGCGAAGCAATGCCCGCGCAGCCGCAGGAGAAGGATGCAGAGGGCAAGCTTATGTTCCGCCCTGGCTTCTATGCCAAAATCTGCGGAAACGCCCTCGACGGTGTGCGAGAGTGGTGCAGCAACGCCGCCGTGCTTCTGAACGCAATGGACGATCTTTATCAGTCGTTCATTCGGGCACCGGAAGCAGCTTCGGGGCAAATCCCCATTATCTGCATCGCATCGACCGTCGCGGTGAAAAGCGGAACCGGAGCGCGCACGTCAACGAACTATGCTCCCGTGCTGCGGATCGAGGGATGGACACAACGCCCCGAACTCCTCGGCCCCCGCACCGTGCCGGCACCCGCTGCCTCAGCACCCGCCATGAACGCACAGGCGGCACAGGCCATGGCGGCGAAACCACCAGTTACCGAGACGCAGGGATGGGGCGCACCGTCCGCTGGCCCGGTGACGCCGCCCGTCGTCATGCCCTTTTAACAAGGGGACTTCAGTTAACTGGGAAAAGCGCCTTCGGGCGCTTTTTTCATGTCACACCACTATTGACGACTCACGTAGAATTATGGCACGAAGAATCTCCGTGAGGAAATACGTCATGAACGCACCCAACAAACGCATACGCGTCAACATCGACCTTCCATTGGAAGATGCCATCTTAGCGGATCAGATGGCGGCACGCAGATGCGTCAGCCGGTCGATGCTCTGCCGCATCGCGCTCAAGGTTCTCTATAGCACCGAGCAGGCACGCGAGCGCGGCGAGTTCGTGGGCAGCACGCCCGACAGAAAGGCTCTGAAACAGGTCTTTGAAGAAGCCGTCTGATCGGGGGTGCTGCCATGGCACTCGAACAAAAACAGTTGCAGCGGCTGATCCATCTCCTTGGGATGATGGGCAGCGACCACGACGGGGAAATCCTCGCCGCCGCGTTGGCGGCACAACGACTGGTAAAGGGAGCCGGAGAAACCTGGGAATCAATCCTGGCGCCACTGTCGCGGGATGAACAGCGAAGTTGGGCATCGTCCAGCAGGCCGGAACCCGAGCGGCGTTCCTACAAAAAGACAGAACCGGTTTACTTCGAAGAAGTCCGCGCATGTCTGGAACGGAAGAACCTTCTGTCGCAATGGGAGCGGGATTTTCTTGAATCCCTCCTGACACGAGACTGGCCGAACCTGACAGAAAAGCAACGAGCCATCGTGGACCGGGTCAAGGAAAAGCTGGCGACCTACGCGGACATGCACTGGTGACAACGCCATGGCACGCCGATACCGGGCAGATCGCGGCCTTCATAGGCGCGCTGTTCCGCTACGCCGAGGAAGATACCTACATCAGCCTCCGCGCGTTCGACCAGTTCCGCCGCGATGTCCCACCTAAATTCGTGGTCGGCCTCCGCGTCAATGGCAGCACGGACAACCTCATCCGCGAGGCCACCATACAGGCCGAGAACGCCGCGCAATCTTCCGACCCCGTCGTGTTCTGCCCGCCGATCGCCACGTTCCACGATAGCTATAAAGCCGATACCAGCAGCCTCGCCAACGGGCTCAGCCTGTCGATCGAACTGGACGACACGGACCCAGACGAAGCCCGCCTGCGCCTTGAAAGCATCCTCGGCCCCGTCACCGTCATGGTACGCTCGGGGTCGGACTGGGTCGACCCTGAGACAGGAGAGATCAAGCCCAAGATACATCTGCACTGGCGGCTGAACGAACCCACGGCGGCGCAGGAGGACCACGCCCGGTTACGCCACGCGCGGGTGCTGGCAGCCATGCTGGTGGGCGCTGACCCCACCGCCAAGCCCGTCGTGCACCCCCTGCGCTGGCCTGGATCATGGAACCTGAAAGCCACGCCCAGAATGGCGGACATCGCCATCCTGAACGAAGCGGCGGAGATCGACCTCGCTTCAGTTCTGGAGCGGCTCGAGGCGGCGGTAGAGGCAGCGGGCCTTACGAAGCATGCCGAGATGCCGGGAGCCTCATCCACGCCGGAAGCACGCCTGTCAGACGTGCGATCGGCCATGGCCGCGATACCCAACGATGATGACGCCGGGTTTGGCTACGACGCCTGGATCAGGATGGGCATCGCCGTCTGGCGTGCGACCGGCGGCGCACCGGAAGGCTTCGAGATATGGGACCGATGGTCCGCGCTGTCGGACAAGTATGAGGTGAAGGAAACGTGCGCCGATGCCTGGCGGCGCATCGGCGCATCCATGAAAGGACCAACGCCAGAGCGCACGGTCGGCGCCGGCACCATCTTCTTCCTGGCCGCCAAGGCCGGGTGGGTGCGCCCTTTCCCTTTCAACTCAAGGCCCAACGGACACGCGGACGATTCGACTTTTGAAGAGGACGACAAAGCCGAGCCGCCGCGCGCCAAAATCCTGTCCATGCGCGACCTGGACGCGTTGCCACCTCCTGAATGGCTGGTGCGCGACCTGATCCCGGAAAAGTCCATGATCGTGCCGTTTGGCCCTCCGAAATCCGGCAAGACCTTTATCGTCCTGTCGTTTTGCCTGCATATCACGGCCGGCAAGGAATGGTTCGGCCATGCCGTCAAGCAAGGCGCCGTCGTCTATATCGCTGGCGAAGGAACCGGCGGCCTCTCCCTCCGGCTGCGGGCCATGCGAAGCAAATACGAGATCGATATCGACGCTCCGTTGTGGATCGTGCCGCGCGCCGTGAACTTCCAGAACCCCACCGAGGTGGACGAGTTGATACAACTTGTGCGTGCAACAGTCGGAACGCTGGAAGTTGCCGCCGTGGTCCTCGACACCCTCGCCAGGGCCATGCCCGGAGCCGATGAGAACAGCGCGCAAGAGGTCGGATTGGTCATCGCCGCGTGTGACAGGATGCGCGACGAACTCGACTGCTCAGTCATCCCGATCCACCACTCAGGAAAGGATGTCGCTCGGGGCGCCAGGGGAACCAGTGCCCTACGGGGCGCGCTGGACACCGCCATTGAGATCAGCGGCACCGGCAAGCGGTCCACAATGACCGTCGTGGACCAGAAAGAATCCGAAGCGGGCCAACGTCTGGTGTTCAACATGGAACAGGTTTCGGTGGGAATCGGGCGGTCTTCCTTGGTTCCCATGATCGATGATACGCCTGATGATACGGATGATACGGGCAGCCGCTGGACACCCACCGGGCAGGCCGGGATGGCTCTTCAGGTGCTGAAGGACGCTCTGGCCGGACCTGAGTCCGCCATCCTGCCGCCCTTGGCGGGATTGCCATCGAGCGATCTGCGCGGGGTCAGTCACGAGGTATGGCGTCGGGGATTTTATGAAAAAATGCCTGGAGAACCACAACCAAAACGCAAGCTGGCGTTCTATCGAGCTGTCCAAAAACTGATACAATATGGTCTGGTCGGGGTGCGTGACCCTTGGGTTTGGTTGACATGACAAAACGAACCGTATCACCGTATCATTGGCGTATCATGGCGTATCACTGATACTGACTCCAGGCGTATCATTCACCGTATCAAAATCCCCCCTTTAGGGGGGATTGATACGGGATGATACGGGTGCGACTTCGGGATCGTCAGGGTATCATGGAAAGTGGAGAGTGAAATGGACATCTTACCGCAGGGCCGCAAACTCCGGACCCCCGAGGACTACGACCGCTTCCGCATGGCCATGGTCTCGGTCGACCAGGCGTTCTTCGCCAGCGAGACCAAATGGGGGGTCGGACGCCTGGAAAGGATTGTAAGCCTATCAACCCTACAAGCCTACCGGCGCGGCTGGGATGCCTACCGAGTGGCGCTGGACGACTGCGACGGCGAAGCCCTGGAGCAGATCGGCCCCAAGATGATCGCCGCGCTCGCGTTCATGGACGCGGAAGCGTCGGCGGCTGGCCATCAGCCGCTCGCTCCCGACACCTGGGAGCATGCTCTACCGGACGGACGCGTTCTCGTGGTATGTCGGACCAGCGCTGAAGCGTCCGCCGTCCTGCGTGCCTCCAAGGGCCAGGAAACCGCATCATACGAAACCACCCTCCCGCCCGATCTCGCCGTCACCGTCCGGAACCAACACGAAGGCCGCGCGCTCACGGTTGTCACCATGGCTGAAGTCGCGCGTCTGCTGACGATGGCGGAGGGGAAAGTCGCGGGGGTCGAATGGGAAGGGACTGCAACCTACAGTGGCAGACAAATGGATGAAGGCGCGGCGGCGGACCTCGTACGAACTGGCTACCCTCTCCCCGAGCCCATCGCCCCGGATCTTGGGTTTTGACAATCCGTTTCGGGGCAGCGCATGATCCGCGTGCGTCTGGATGTCCAGGCGTTAGACACTCCCCTCAACTTGCCGGCCCGGTGCCATGCTCCTTGCCGAACATACCGGGCCGGACTTTTCCTTGCGAAGGTGAAGAGGCAAGCGTGACCCCGTCCCGCCCGCCAGAGCGCGCTACGCGGCGCGGGGGCCTCGGTGCGATGCGTTTGCCCGTCCAGGCCGTGGCGCCTCTGAGAGCCACGCGGCGACCAAGGGGGCTTCCAGCCACGCCAGGACCGGCTCGGGGCACGGATACTCCCCGCCGGTCCATCGACGCACCGTGCGCTCGTCCTGGGCCAATTGGCGGGCGAGTTCGCGTTGGGACCAGCCAAGGGCGTCCAGGGCGGCTCGGAGGCGGGTGGCGGGGGTTGTCATGTTCAATCAGAACCTCCGCATGGAGGCATCAGGCCGTGAACTATGTGACACGGCGGCATAGGCGTGCCACCAAGCCAAGGATGCGGTGGACGACCGACGACCGACTATCGTGCCCCGGTCGTCCTTCACCACGTAAGTGCCTACGGGTTCCTTGATGCATCTCAAGGCGGGGTTCCAACGTAACGTGTCGTTTTTAAGGCTCATCGTCTCTCTCCGTGCTTGGGGTTCATCTGAGCGAATACGTCCAGGGCGGCTCGGAGGCGGATGGCGCGGGTCAACGGGGCGCCTTGTAGGCCTCCAACTCACGCACGCAACGCGCCGCCAGCCCGACTGCTTTCTTCCAGTTCGCGGAGCCGGGTTTGAGCGTGCGGGTGAACTCAAGCCCGGTGTCACGCCGCACGCAAAGGGTCACGGCGACCGGTTGGGCGAACTCGCGGAGGTTCACCTCCCACCGAGTCCAGCCATTGTCGGGGGAAACAGCGATCCAGTTCGACATGGTTCAGGCCTCCTGGGGACTGATGGCGACGACGTCGGGGCGATCCCTCCCGAGGTTCGCGTCCAGCAGCATGGCGCGGGTGATCAACTCTCTCGCTCTGGCTGTTTCACCCCTCTTCACCGCGAGTTTCGCGTCGAGCAATGTCATGTTGATCTGGTGCAATGTCGCGTCCGACTGCCGTATCCCTTTCCGGCGCATATGCTTCATCAGATCTTCCAACTGTTCAGCACCTTCAGGCAGCGACATTTTGTAGGCCTGTTGCGCGGGCGTCCATCCTGTTTCGCTCATCGTCTCTCTCCTTTACGAGGTCAGGCGGGCAATGGTGGCTTCCCACCGCTTGATGGCATCGCGGCAGTTGTCGCCGTAGGTGCCAAACCGGTTGTCCCCGGTGTTCATCGTTGCCGTCAGGCGAGCGATCGCCGCCCGCGCCTCGGCCAACAACTTCGTGTCCGCTTTGGTCATCGTCTCTCTCCTTTAGGCGGTCTTGATCTCATCCGCGTTCAGTTCCGCCGCCATGGTCTCGGCCTCGGCCAGTGCCACGCGGTAAGCGCAACGCTCTGTCTTTCCCGTTGCGCGTGGGCCGAAGTGGCGCACGATACGGCGGACGTTGCGTGCATGCTCACTGATCATCGCGGGGTAAATGGCCGGATCATCGACCTCGACAATCGCGACGTTCCGGTAGGGGTGCTTCACGCTGGAGGGCATTTTCGCGCTGGACGTCATTACGATGTAGGCCATGTCATCTCTCCGTGCTGGGGTTCAGGTGGCCGCCGCGTTCAACTTCGCGGCGCGCTTCTTCGCTGCGTCGAGGGTGTAAAAGGCGCCGCAGACGTAGACGAACTCTCCATCCGCGAAGCGCAGCACCAACGCCTTACGGAGTGCCTTGATCGGCACCAAAGCGCCGGAAAGGTCCATCTTGGCTTCGTAAGTGATTTTCATCGTCTCTCTCCCGGTGGGGTTGGTGGGGCCGAAGCCCCGGTTTCAGGCGGCGCGGTCGGCGCTGATGATGGCGGCCATCGAGTAGCTGCCGAACGGCTTGAACTGCTCGATGCCGTCGTAGACGCTGATGCCGCGCTTGGTGATCCGGTCGCGGCCGTTATTGATCGTGACGGTCTTCGCGGTGCGCGCGATGATCTCGAAAGAGAAAACGCAATCGTGATCACAGGCGCTGCGGGTCCAGTAGGTGCGGCCAACTTGGAACTGTGTCATCTGTCTAATCCCATTCTCGGCTGGGCCAATTCCCTTGCCGTAAACACACATTGCCGCAAGAGTAGGGCGGCTGTCAACAGGGAAAATGCACGTGGGTGAAAATAATCTGACGGCCCCCCACACCTGGCTGTGCATCGGCGGCCCACTCAACGGAATGCGCTATCAAGCGCCCCGCGCCTCGGGGTTTACGCTCACGATCCACGGCGCCGAAGACTTCGAATATCGCGCGGTTAAGGTGATGTCCCACGATGGCCCGGTCACGTTCTGGGTGCTGGCGGGTGAACGCGCTAATCCCTTGACACCGGAGGCCCCAGCATGTCAGACGCACAAGTGACCGGACCATCTGCCCAGAATTCGGGTGATGAGACGTGCGCGCGCAATTGGAACGTGGTCTACACCTACCCGCTCCGCGAGGGTGTGACAGACCGCCGAATCCGAGATGAAGGTCACACTGTGTGGCTCCCCCTCGAAGCCCCTCCGAAACGCCGAACGGTCGAGCGCGAACGCCTGATCCGTCCACTGTTCCCGAGATACATGTTTGCCATGGCTTATCCTTGGCTAGTGGTGCGCGACGCGGGCGGACAGGAACTGGCGCGGGTGTTGACCAACCCAACGACACGCAAGCCGCTGGTAATGCCCCCAGGCGCCGTAGAGGCGCTGATGGCCCAATGCGGCACCGATGGGTTGATGCACCCGCCTGAACCGCGCGAGGCCCGCCGCGCCGATCACGTCAAGGTCGAGGAAGGCCCGTTCGTCGGCTTCAGTGGCATTGTGCAACGCACCACCCGAGAACGGGTCTGGATCCTGCTCAATCTGTTCGGGCGGCAGTCCGAAGTCCCCTTTACCCGCGACCAGGTCGAGTTGATCGCGTAGGAGTCCCCATGGCCCTTCCCCCGCCCCCGATGCCACCCCCAGGCGCCGCCCCTCCCGGCGGAGGCATGGGCATGCCGCCTCCCGGTGTCGGAGGTGCCGCAGGCGCTCCACCACCGCCTGACGATACGTCGGACAGCGACGACAACGTCGTTCTCACGGTGACAATGGGCGCGGACGGGAGTTTCACCCTCTATGCGGGTGACGAGCCCGAGGAGGAAGGCGACACCGGGGACGAAGGCGATATGTCCTCTGACGATGTGGCCGCTATGGGTTCGGCCGGCGAGGGGCCGGCGCCGCAGACGGCGAACAGTCTGGGGGAGGCAGTCAAGATCGTGGCCGATATCCTGAAAGCCGCGCAGAGTAGCGCGGGCGGCGGGTCAGCGGAGAGCAACTTCGCATCAGGTTTCACGGGCGGGGCCGGTGCCATGGGTGGTCCGCCTGGGCCGATGGCAGGGCCTCCAGGAGGATGACAATGGGAAAGCGTCTTCGTAAGTTGTTGGGTCGCCAAACGTCCGGTGAACGCCGTCAGGAGATCGCAGTTCAACGCGGCGATCTCACCGATGCGGACATGGATGTAGCTTTGCGGATGCGTGACAGGGGCTGGTCATGGGCAGGGATTGAAACGCATTTCCGCGAGGAAGGACGGCAATTCACCAACCTGCCACGCGCTGCCGGCTTCTACCTGCATGCGCGTTTCCCTTGGACATCTACGCCCTCAGAAGCCATCGGGGTGTTGGTTAATGGGTTGGGGCCGATCGGTTCACCGACATGATGATCTCCGTCAAGGATTTCATTGAGCGGTTCAGGACGCCGACAACCCCAGAGCCAGTAGTGTACGACGATGCCACCCTACTGGACGCAAATTTGCGGCTGGCAAAAGCCGTGTCCTTGGGACAACACCTGTCCATGCGGCTCGCTGACTGGGGGCAATTAGGCGACGGCACCCCCGAATTTCACCGGCAAATGGGCCGATACCTGTTCAAACGCTATCCAGATATAACCCTCAAAGAAGCACTCCGCAGCATCATTCAGGAAGTCGAGGATGAACCAATCCTCGCGGAACTGGTGTGATGTCTGAGTCCACTTACATCTGGGCCGCGCTCGATCCCGTCGAAGAGGAAATGCTGGCCATCATGGCGGCTGAATTCCCCGAAGATTTCGCGGACTTTATGCCAATACATAGGGGGGCGCGCTTCATGTTCGCGGTGGGGCGTTTTTTGCAGCTATACGGTGACCCAGGCATATCCCTGCGGCGGTGCGCGGGCGGCGACTTTGACTACAGGCTCGACCAATTGCGCCGCGCCATGAGAAACCACCGCGAAGGCGCTGAATCGAGAGTCTATGCCTGAGTTCACCACCACCTCCGTCCCCGAGCGCATCGGAAAATCCACGGGAGGCAAGATGCCGCCAGTTTCACAGGCCCAGAGACGCTTGGTTTACGCTGCCGCATCTCACAAAGGTGGTGTCGGTGGCATGCCGCAATCCGTGGCCAAGGAATTCGTCGCGACCGACAAACCAGGCAAGTTGCCCGCGCGTAAGAAGGCGAAGCGGGTTGGGTTGATCAATCAGGCAGTGAGGTAAGTGCGTGTCGCTCGGTCGCGGTCGCCCATCGACATATAATGCTGATATCGCGTCTGAAATATGCCGACGAATGGCGGAAGGCGAGAGTTTGAACGAGATCAGCCGATCAGAAGGAATGCCGCCGGCCAGCACTGTTCGTGGGTGGGTCTTGGACGATCAAGAGGGATTTTCCGCGCGATACGCGCGTGCGCGTGAACTTCAGGCTGAGTATTGGGCTGATGAAATTCTTGAAATCTCGGATGATGGCGTGAACGATTGGATGGAACGCGCGTTGGCAAATGGGCAGACTGAGGCTGTCGTTAATCACGAGCATGTAACGCGCTCTCGGTTGCGCGGAGACAGTCGGAAGTGGTTGCTGGCTAAACTTCGTCCTGGAACCTATGGCGACAAAATCCAACATGCTAATGCGGCTGGTGACGGGAATGCCAGTATCAACGTCTATCAATGGGCCAAACCTGAAGAGGAGTCCAAGTGAATGTCAGACGTCGTTGACCGCATTGCCCATATCCTCGGCCACAGTCGCGCGGCTGGCGGGTTGTCTGATCATGACGTTGCATTGAATATCGCGCGGGATTTGGATCTGGTGCCGCACGATCCGCCCACGGCGCGTAAGGCGGTGGAGTACAATGTTTTGGTTGATCCGCCGCAGAAGGCCGAGGAGCGGAAGTTCACCCCCTCTGATTCGCCATTGATGAAACAAGCTGAACGACGCGCTGCTGCGAAGCCGGACGAAACGGTGACGAGCGGCGGACGTACGACGAAGGCGAAAGAGGCGTGACTGTTACCATTGGTCTCCTGATGCAGTTCTCAGGCGAAGAGTTGCAAGACCATCTAAGGACGCGCGTCGAAGCTCTCGCAAATCATATTGCTAAATATCAGACGCACTTGGAAGGGAAAACCTCAGATCAAATTGATAGTTCGGGTCAACTGTCAGCGTTTGTCCAATCAATTAGGAGTGTGCAGCAGCGGATTAAGCGGCACCATTTCATGGCCAGCCGTCTGGACCGCCACGGGACATACCTTCTGACACCCGCCGAGTTGCAATCCATTGAGATGGAACCGTTCGGATGACCGTTAGTGCCCATACAGACGATACGGACACTCGTGATCACGCTCATGCCAGAGAGGTGGCGTTAACGCTTTCTCTGAAAACAGGCAAGGTGAACGAGAGCAATGAAGAGATCATCGCCCGCGCGGCCGCGTTCCTTGCATTCCTTGAGCCAGTGACCCCCGATGAGGCTCCGCATGTTGTGTATAAATGGAGCAAGCCGTGGGACAAGCTGCCGGAGGCGCAATGACCATGCTCGCCCGCCTCACCGAAGTCCTGCGCCGCGCTCGGATGCGTGGCGACTGGGATGATGAGCGTGTGGTGTTGGAAGTGCTGGCGGAGATGCGAGAGCCGACGAACGAGATATATGCCGCCGCTGTCGATAACGGAGACCAATCCGCTACAGAGGTGTGGCGCCCAATGATCGACGCCATCCGCGCCGATGCCACCGAGCCTGCGGAGACGTCGGAACTCGAGTGCGAGTAAGATGTCAGGCCTTGCATTAATTTACACGGCGATTCGAAAGCTAAGTGACGACGCGTCGCGCGGTGCCGTCACAACTATTGACCATCCTAGGGAAACGCCAGTCTTTAACTGGGACACCACACCTTGGGCAGAGATCAATGAGATGGTGCGCCTGACGTTGTCCCGCCGAGACTATGCGGAATGGCTGAAGCGTCCTGATGTTCAGGAACGCAAGGCGCGCGAGTAATGGAGCGTGAGATTAACCTCTCCACGCTTCCGATGACTGGCGATTTAGAAGCGGCGCTGAAGGCTGAATTGTTGGCCTCTGGCTTTCCTGAAGACTTCGCAAACCAAGCCGCGCATCAAATGGCTAAGGATGCGAAGGTGCAGGCGGAAGTCAGGCGTTTAGGCACAACTTGCCCATCAACCGGATAATCCTGCCGTTCGCTCCGCGCGAGTGGCAGATTCCCCTCATCGAAGACCGCAAGCGATCCATGGTCGCGGTCGTGCATCGTCGGGCCGGCAAGTCGACCGCGTTCGTGTGGCGTGGATTGAAGAAGGCGCTCACCGAGGACCGGGCACACATCCCCGAACGCCGCCGCAACCTGAAGGCGGATCCGCCTCGCGTTGTTCATGTTCTGCCGGCGCAGGTTATGTGGCAACGAACGGGATTGTGGGACAAGGTCGCCAGAGCGGCAGAGATGATCCCCGGCGCTGTGGCATTTAAGTCGGTGCTCCGCGTCGAACTTCCGAATGGCGGGATTTATCAATGTGGGGGTATGGACAAGCCTGATTCTTGGCGTGGTGGCTACGCCGACGAGGTGGTCGAGGACGAGGCAGACGACGTTATCGCATCCGGGCTCGACATGGTTGTTGAACCGATGCTGGCGGACTACAGCGGGTCTCGTATCAAGATCGGCACCCCAAAGGGCAATGGGCGCCTTGCCGCTGCTTATGACGCCGCCGGCCATGACGATAACTCCTCACGATACCTCCTTCCCTGGCAAGAGACCGGCGCGCTCGATACGGCCCAGGTGCAGCGCCTTCGCGAAACACTTGACGAGGAAGAGTTCGCGCAGGAGTTGGAATGCAGCTTCAACGCCCCAAATTCCGGCTCCTACTACGGCCGCTGGCTCGATGACGCACTGAAGCAGGAGCGCATTACCCGCGTCACCTATGACCCCAAGCTGCCGGTCTACACGTGCTGGGATCTTGGTATGGACGACTACACCGCGATCTGGTGGTTCCAGAGGTCACCGGGCGGCGAGTGGCGGTGGTTGGAGTATTTCGAGGACAACCGCAACGGCTTGGATTATTATGCGAGGATCATCCACCAGAAGCCATACGTTTACGGGCGCCACTTCCTACCGCACGACGTCGAGGTGCAAGAGATGGGCACGGGAAAATCGCGCCGCGCGATGCTTCAAGGTTTGAATGTGCGACCGATTAAAGTCGTTCCGGCTGCCAATCCATCTGAGCGCGTCTCAGCCATGCGCGCGATCTTGCCGCGCTCGTTCTTCGATTCAAAGGGATGCGAGATCGGATTGAAACGTCTTCGTGCCTATCGCCGGCAGTGGAACGAGCACATGGGCGTGTGGCGCCCTGTGCCGATCCACGATGAAGCGAGCCACGGCGCGGACGCGGCGGGCGTTGGTGTTCAGGGCTCGAACGACCCAGACCGCGAGGTTTTTACCCCACACGTCTCCGCCTTCCGCCAGCCGACACGCGGGATGGGGTTGTTGGGTTAGAGTCTCAGGGCCTCGTCGACCATCGTTTGCCAACATTCCCTCGCGGCAAGATCACCGATCCGTTTCATGGATCGTGCTTTCCCTAAGTGGTCGCGGCCTTGGTTTGATGGTGGAGTGTTCCCGCCCTTCATAAACATCATGTCATCGGGTTCACGCATTGCTTTGATGGCGGCACAGGCTACCTCGTCCAACTCACTTTTCAGAAAACCATCCTGGTTGCCATTCTTGGCTAAAGCCTCAAGGATGGCGTCAGCCACCCGCTCAACCATCTCACCCATTTTGACCTCCTTTGATCCGCCAATCCTGCGCCGCTTCGGCATGAAACGGAAGACCTCATGACTGGGTTGAGCGATGCTGACGAAGACGTCTACATGCCGCCAGGACCACATTACCGTCCTTGCCGACGCTGCGGTGCTAAGGCCCATTGTGCCTGCTATCATTCCGCCTGCTGCTATTGCGGCAGCAAGGAACACCGCGCATCGGCCGAGGAACACGGTTCCGAATATAAGGACGAGTGAATGAGCATATTCCAATCCTTCCGTTCGACGGTGACCGGCTTCGTGCGAGGCCAGCGAGCGGGAAATTACCATGTGCTCGCGGACCCGATCACCGGTTCGCCGGTTGGCCTCCAGCACACGAATGGCAGCGGTCCCGATGGGATCTGGGTGCCGATCGACCTGACGGCTGGGCAGATCGCGAGCCCCACGGCGGAGATGATCGCGGATCTCAACGCGCAATTCCGGCTGAACGTGGCCCCATACACACGTTACCAAAGTAATGGCACTACGTTGGTCGCTGTGTCCGCCGCCGGCAATGCCACTTTGAGCGCGACGCAGACGTTTACGGGCAACAACACATTCTCCGGCACGACCACGGCCACCACGCTGGTAGCGACCACTGCGACTGTGACGACTGAGACCGTCACGACCCTGACAGCCACCACAGCGACCGTGAGCGGCGTGCTGACGGCCAGTGGAACTCTGGTGGTGGCGACGGCCACGCCCGCCTCCGCCGCCGCTGCCGGCACGGCTGGGACGATCGCATGGGACGCGGGGTTCCTCTACGTGTGCGTGGCTACGAATACGTGGTGCCGCGTAGCCATCGCGACATGGCCATGACCGATAGCGAAGCAATTTCGACTGCTCGCGTGCATCGTTCGCGGGCCGGTAAAGCGTTCCCTTGGGTATATATCGAGGAACCCGCAGTCTGTCGTGAATGCGTCATCATGGTAGATTTCGGGGACGACCGTTCGCCGGTAGTATCCAGGGTATACGACCAAACGAAGCGGTGGCTCGGGGAACGTAACGCATGACCGAGCCCGTCCCTCACGCCATGTACCAGGCTGTCACTGACAAGTTGACGGGTGAAATACGCGAGAATCTGACGTTACGCGCCGAGGTCATCGCGTTGACCGCCGAAGTCGCGCGGTTGAACGGTGAATTGGGCGATGTGTTCGTGACTAAAATAGGCGCCGGCCTCAGGGGCGCCGCCGCGTAGTGAACGCCACTTACCGCACGAACGATCAGAATTCTTTATATACCGTCACAAAGTCAGGGCCTTTGACGAGTCGCGCGGAGGTTGCGTTCGCGCCGCCATATTTAGCATCCCTGGCGACTACTCTGGCGTGTCTATGGTGGTTAGGATCAGCGCGGGCGCGACTGTCACGCCGCGCTTCACGCTCCCTTTCGTATCGTCTTTTTTCTTCATCGGAGAGATGTGATTCCTCCTTCTTCGGTCTTGTCTCTTCCGTCAAGAGAGTTGGGTCTGCCAGAGCCTCTCTCGTTGATCTCAGGATAGCGTCGTATTGCTCGACGGTCAGCATCTTCCTGGCGGCGTCCATAAAGCATTCACCCAAGGATGCCTTGCGGGCGGTGTCGACGTCTTTTCGTAGACTTTCCGCTTGCTTCTGGGCGTCCATCAACTGCTTGACGAAGACCTCCCGCTGTTTCGTCGCATGGAGGAACTCATTTCGAGGCAATGTCATTTTCAAATCGTCATTGCATACGGCGATCTTTTCGTGAATCCGGACGATGTTCGCGGCAAGAATGTCGCGCTGTTCTCTGAGGCCGTTCCACACGACTTCCCAAGGTTTGGCGTTGACCGGAAGCACGTCAACGCGCCCACCACCAAACGGCTTGGTCGAGTGGCTTCCGGTTCTGGTGATGTCTGCTTGTTTGTCGGCTGATTTCGCATACATTTTGGGTTCTCCTTACGTGAAGGAATTATAGACAAATGAGCGTTGTTTTCCAACCCTGATGAGCGCCACCCTCGAAGACCTCGACGGCCTACCGCCGGAACTCTTGGAGCTTGTCAAGCCCCACATGGAGCCCGACGAAGCGACGCTCAACACCATCGGCATCGAGATCGCCGCGAAACGCGACGAAGCGGTCGCGGCGCGCAAATCCAGTGGCATCGAGGACGTTTGGCGAGAGGCGGACGAAGCCTATCTCGGGATTGACGATGCGAACAGGCACGAATGGGTGGATGCGAAGTGGGCCAAACCCATGACGATGTCGGGTCCGCTCACCAGCAATCGCGCGGATGACAATGCGGACAAGCAATCGACCATATTCCTACTGCTGACCGCGCGTTACGTGGATGCCGGCGCGGCGAAGTTGGGTGAAATCCTGCTTCCGGCGGATGACAAGGCGTTTTCCTTTTCCGAGATGCCGGTTCCTGAACTGATCGACGCGAAAGAGGATGAGCGCGAGGTCATCCACAGCCAGATGGGCGTCCCGCTGACTCGTGAGCCGGGGCCTGATGACCCCGCCTCACCGGACAGCACGCAACCAGGGCAGGGGCCTGGAGCCGCACCCAAGGCCGTGCCGGTCAAAGTGAAGGACTTCGCTAACGAGGCCATCGAGATCGCCCGCAACGACGCCAAGGCGGCCGAGACGCGCATCTATGACTGGCTTGTCGCGAGCAAATACACCGCCGAGGCGCGCAAGGTCATTTTCGATGCGGCGCGGATTGGCGTGGGCGTGATCAAAGGGCCGGTTCCGAAGTCGCGGAAGTTCACCGCTCTGACGAAGACCGACGATGGGGTCAAGGTCTTTTTCAAGGAAGAAATCAAACCAGCGGTTACGTGGGTGGACCCATGGAACTTCTACCCTGACCCAGCTTGCGGCGAGAACATTCAGGACGGCAGCTATACCTTCGAATGCGACTTCTTCTCGGCCCGCAAAGTCGAGGGCCTGAAGAAGGAACCCGGCTACATCAAGGCGCAGATCGACGCGGTGCTTGAGGAAGGCCCCGGCAAGATCCGGGAGAACGGTTCGGAGTGGGAACGACGCGATAAAACAAAGGACCAATACCAACCTTGGTTTTTCTATGGCGTGCTGACGAAGGACCAGATGGAGGCAATCGACGCGGCGGCGAACAAAAAGCCGCCGGCTGCCGGCTACACCGAGAACGTCTACGCGATTGTGACGTTGATCAATGACCGAGTGGTCAAGGCCGTGCTCAACCCGCTGGACAGCGGTTTGTTCCCTTACAGCATCATGCCATGGCAGCGCCGTTCTGGTAGCTGGGCAGGCAGAGGCGTTGCCGAGCAGATGAAGTCGGCACAACGCATGGTGAACGGCGCCGTTAGAGCGATGCTCAACAACGCAGCCATGAGCGCGGGGCCACAGATCATCATCGACCAACGCGGGTTGCGGCCGGCCGATGGAAGCCGGGATTGGACGTTGTACGCCTGGCGGATTTGGCTCACCACCGAGGACGCACCCGAGGGTGATGTCCGACAACTGATCAGCAGTGTCGAGTTTCCCAGCACGACCGAGGAACTGGAGCGCATCATCCAACTCGGCGAACGCATGGCCGAGGAGACGACATCCATACCCCTGATCTCGCAGGGGCAGTCGGGCGCCACGACACCGGACACGTTCGGAGCGGCGCAGCTTCAGAACAACAACGCGAACCAGTTGCTACGCTCGATCGGGTATTCATACGACGATTGTGTGACCGAGCCTCTGATCCATCGTTACTACGAGTGGCTGCTGCTCGATCAGGATGTGCCAAATGTAGAAAAAGGCGAGTGGCAAATCAACGCGCATGGTTCGGTGGCTTTGGTTGAGCGCGCCATTCAAGACCAGACGATCGGGCAAATGGGCCAGTTGGTCGCCAATCCAATCTACGAATTCGATCCTGCTTTGTGGGCCGAGCAATGGGCGAAGTCAAAACACCTTAACCCGAAGGATTTCAAATATACCCCTGAAAAGTTGGCGAAGATGCAGTCGGCGCCTCCACCTGAGGCGCCACAGGTCACAGCGGCGAAGATCAACGCGGACACCGCGCTCAAGGTCGCGGAACTAGGCGCCACCGCTGACCAGCAGAGTGTGGCGTCGTCCGAGCGCATCAAGCAGGCGGCGAATGTGCTCGAACAGGGCCGCATCCAGAGCGACCAGCACGCCACGGTAGTCGACGCGACGGTGCGGCTGCATGAGATCCAGGCCGAAGCGGAGAACACGATTAACCAATTGAAGGCGCAACTCGCTGAAACGACCATGAAGTTGCAGGTAGAGCAGAGACTGAACGCCGCCAACCAGGCTGTTGACGTGCACAAGCACACGGTTGACAAGCGGGTGGACCTGCACAAGCACTTCAACCCCCAGCCGAAGCCAGAGGTTCAAGTGCCGGGTCGGGCGCGGAATGGGCAGGCGGCAAGTCAGGCGGGAGCGTAGGATATGGACGCAACTTATACGATCACAAATAACGGAAACAGGGCGTTACTCTTGGATAATGGCGAAAGGATAGCCCCTGGAGAGTCCGCAACGTTTCAGATCCTATCTCCCGGACACACCAGCTTTTCCGTGGTTGAGCAGTGGACCCAATACCGCGCCATGGACGCGCACCGGCCCGTGGAGTTGATCAGTGAGGCGGAGGAGCGGATCGCGTGGCTGGAACGGGAATGTAAGCGCCTTGCTGATGGACCGCCGACGCAGCACCCGCCAGAGTTTGTCGCCAAAGTCCTGATGGATCGCGAGGGGCGTCACGATCCCATGGAATTGGCACGACTGACCGAGGTCATCCGCTGCGCGCGTTTGGATGGCCGCAAGTTGGCACGAGACCATGTAGCGGCGTTGGAAGCCGAGATCGCCCGCCTCCACGACGAGTTGAACGCGCGGACGGATGAGCGGGACGAAGCCATTGCTGATGCGGTGGGCCGCCTCGCGGCTGATGGGGCTGTAGAGGTCTTGCTGGATGAAGCAAACGCCCTCCGCTCACTTCTGGCCGCCCGCGACGCGCGCATCCGCGAACTGGACGACATCCTCGCCCAACGTCCCGCGCCCGTTCCCGATACCCCGAAGCCGGTGCACGATTTTACGCGCCCACCATCGACCGACCGCCGGAGAATGGGCGCCTAATTGTCCTCCAGCGTCCCACCACCCTTCACCCTCACCGCCGAAGATCGCCATTCCGCCCTCTGGCGCCGGCTTGAGGCCCATCTCACCGATAAACTGGCACGTGCGCGCGGTCGCAACGATCACCCCATGCCAGAAGCCAATACCGCATCGATACGCGGTGAAATCAAAATCCTGAGCGAACTCATCAAACTTGGGAAACCCGGCCAACCGACCGGGGAATAACGGGGCGACCGCGAGGCCATACCCGACTGATGGAGTAACCACCAATGAGCGAGACGACAACGAGTGACACCTCGCAGGCCGATGCCGCGTTCGGCGCGGGCTTCGAGGGCAAGGAAACTGCCGCACCTGTCAAGGGAACCCCGGATGCTGGCCAACCGACCGGTGTGAAGGATGATCCGAAACCGGAATACGTGCAGATCAGCAAGGCCGAGTGGGACAAAGTCATAGCCGCCGCCGAGAAGACGGCTGCTCATGAAAAACAGTTCTCCACGGTCTTTGGCACGATCGGCAAGACAAAGCAGACCCTTGAACAATCAGTCGCTGAAGTCCGGGCGCTTATTGGCGGACGCAAGGACGAATTGTCGACGGCGGCTTACACCAAGCTGAAAGACCAGTTCCCAGAACTGGCCGAAATGACGAAGGAAATGGTGGAAGCCAGACTCGCGGGACTTCCTCCGCCGCAACAGCCGATCGATGACGATACGTTCCAGAAGAAGGTCTCGGAAGCCGCCGACAAGCGGGAGATGATCTATCTCCTGGAGGACTACCCAGACTGGCAACAGATCGTTGGCTCCCCGCCAACACCAGGTCATGCGCCTGTCGAAACGCCGTTCCGCAAGTGGCTCGCCGGAAAAGACGAGGCTTACAAGGCGCGGCTTCTCGAAACAGACTCTCCGGCTGACGTCGCACGCGCGATCCGCCGGTTCCAACGCGAAACAAAAACGCCCGCGAGATCGACTCCGCGACCCGTCACCGATGACAGGGCCGAGCGGCTGCGAGACGCGGTGCAACCCCGTGGCGACAGTGCCGCCGCCCCAACAACCAACCCGCGCGAGGACGCCTTCGCGGCCGGATTTCGCGGGCCATCCTGACAGGTAAACCCCAATGTCTATGCAAACCTATTCCTCCCAGCAAGCCCGAATTGACAAGTTCAAAGGGGCTATTCTCCGCCATGCGACGCCACGCGAAGTGCTCTCCAAGATGGGGCGTCAGGTGCGGATGCCGCAGAACAACTCCAAGACGTACGTCGCGCGCCGCTGGCTGCCATATGGCGCCACGTCGACGGACGCGAACACGATCAACCGATTCTTCGCTGATGCCAACGGCGATCGCGGAAACGTAATGGTGCAAGCGCATCAGACACAGGAAGGCGTGACGCCGCCGCCAGATAGCATCACGGCGCAGGACTATTCGGTCGTCATCCAGCAGTATTCCTGTCTGTATGGCTTCACCGACCAGACCTACGATATGTACGAGGACGACATCCCGGAAGCGATGTCGAAACAGATTGGCGAGCGCGTTAATCTCGTCAACGAAATGATCATTTATGGCGCGTTGCGTGCTTGCACCAATCAGTATTTTGGTGGGACCGGCACGACGATCGCCACGGTGAACGGCGCGTTGACCCTCAATCTCGTGCGGAAAATCGCGCAAGGTCTGATGGCCAATCACGCGGACATGATGAACACCGTTCTGAAGCCGTCACAAAACTTCGCGACGGAAGCCGTGCCGCCTGGTTTCACCGTGGTGTGCCATACGGACTTGGAACCCGACATTCGTGATATGCCCAACTTCACCCCGGCTGAGCGATATGCGTCCGGCACGCCGATGCCGAACGAGATCGGCGCGGTGGAACGGTTCCGGTTCATTACGACCCCGGACTTACCGTCGCTCCAGAATGCCGGCGCGGCCCAGGGTTCGACGGGCCTCTACTGCACGACCTCGACAACCGCTGTTGACGTGTATCCGGTCATCGTTTTTGGGCAGGACGCATGGTCGCAGATCGCGATTCGCGGCATCGGCGCGCTGGACACGACGTTCATTCTCCCGAGCGAAAAGTCCAAGTCCGATCCGCACGGCCAGCGCGGCTACAGTGGCTGCAAATGGTACAAGGCGGTGCTGTTGGAGAATCAGGGGTGGATGGCGATTGCGAATGTCGGCCGGAAGGCTCTGTAAAGGAGACCTTCCATGATCGACACAATCACGCACTTTCTGGCGGCAATCACGGAGGGGGGGTGGCGTAATGCCATTCGCTCCGTCCTGGTGCCTATTGGTGATCGGTATTCGAC